GTCTTTGGTTTGCTAGCTTCGGTAAACGCGGCCGCCGTGGCCGGTAAGCTTTTTAGATCGTCAATGATGCTCTTGATGTGCTCACCTTGTAACACTTGGGTGTTAAACTGGGGGCACATAGACCATGTTGTATGTTTAAGCCGAGCGTATAGTTCGGAGGCGGTTTCACGAAATGCTCCTAACACGCTTACAATATCATCGGCTGCCAGTTTGTTGACAGCGTCGTCGTTAGCTATCAGCTGTGCTTCATACATACTAAGGTTGAAGTGTCCGTATTCTTTGTGAACCCGCAGTACATGCTCAGTTGTTAAGTCAATGGTGATGTTAGGTTTTTTGAGCTTCAAGTGGATTGGCTTGTCTGGTACATAACCACGCCAGGGTAATAGTCCAAGGCCTCCAAGGGGCTTAGGTAGTTCGAGTAATGCGGTAGAAACGCTGCGAAGCCGCGACCATTGGCGGGCGATGTTGCGTAGTAGTGTGGGTAATGGACGGTTTAAACGGCGCTGTAATATATATGTGGTATTTATCAAGTCGGTAACAACGTTCTCTGGCGCCCATGGCTCAGACGACCATGGCTTACGTTGTGTTAGATTTGGGATTGCACGGCATGGGTAGCCATACAATCCGTCCTGTGTGTACCACTGCCTTAGAAATTCAGTTTGTTCATAGTGGATGCCAAACTTGCCGTCCAAGCCAATAGCGTTATTAGCGGCATAGGCCAAACGCATCAGCAACAGGGCGCAGTAGTTTTTGTTGGCTAGTGCTGAGTCGTCGCCTTTTAGGTAATAAAAATAAAGGGCTAACAAGTCGAGTGCGTGAAGTGAGTTGATTGATATCTTTGTCATAACCATATTCCAGTAATTGCCTATAAGCGATGTTATCCGTATGCCCGATTCGAGGCCACCAGTGATTTCCAACTCTTTTAGATTGCCGTGCTGGTCACGTACTTCGAGGGTTGCGTTGCTGAATGTCAGGATCGTCTGGGTTATTACATATGTCATAAAGAGCAACTCAGCCTCAGGAACATTGATTTTACCTAGGTTAAAGAATGTGCGAGTTAGTATTTCAATCTCTTTTTTAAGCACCTGGTGGTCAAAGAAGCGGTAGTCAAATGGTAAACCGTAAGCGTCCCGCAACTGGTCTAACATGGCGGTAATGCGTTCAATCTGCTGTGGTACGCTCTCCTCGAGTGTGGAGTGTGGCCAGTCCTTGTACACTGACGCACATAAGTAGTTGAGCCAGGACATGACAATGTAGGTACTTAAGTCTCCGGCGACGGCGATTCGTATCTTTCCTAACTCGGGCTTAATTAGTGTATAGTTGGTTTGTTTTGGGCGGCCGTCCTTTGGGGCGATGATGTTGTCGTATATGAGGGCGCGAATTTGCTCATTGGTTAAAACCATTTGAACAAGGTTTTTCCTGCACTTGACTTTATTTTCAACGCCGTTGTAAGTCCATGTTAAGTAGCCTTCAGATGAGGAGCCGGATGTGGCCCAGTCACCATCGGCGATGTACTGGTCAAGTGTCATAAACGCCACAGGTGATGGGGTCGATTCGGCTGCAATGGCCTCAGCTGCTTCTTGGAACGTAGTGAGCCAGGTAATGGTGTCTAGGCCATGGTCTACATTACCGGAGTGGGCGAGTTTTTCAGACTCTTCGACGACATCGAACCCCGGAAAAGGTGGGTTACGGTAACCCGTTAAGGCGCCTACCTCAGCGAAAGACACGCGGACT